AATTAATTTATGGCAATGACATGGAACACTGGAAACAGTATCGAATCGAAACCAAAGAAAACAGCACAAGGTCGTGGGCAACACACGAAGTATAGTGCTACATCACGTAACAATAAAAAGAAGAGGTATCGTGGCCAAGGCAAATAGAATTGTAGATGGTAAAAGGAATGCAAACATTCCTGTAGATATGTCTGATAACTTCTACGATCATGGTAATGAGTATTGTAGATACTTAATTACTGATCCTCGTAGTGACAGACAGGGTAAGAAACGTAAACCATTCGAGAAACTAGTATAAATAACAATTGATAAAGAATTGTTTCATTCGGGATGTCTTTGATATCGAAGTCTTTTAGAGATTTCTCCCTTACATTTGAAAAGAACGCAGTGACGAACGATATTCTGTCACTTAAGAATGAAGCTGCAATTAAGGAATCTGTGAAGAATATTGTTCTTTACAATTTCTACGAAAAACCTTTTGACCCCTTTTTCGGTGGTAACATAATTGGTCTGTTGTTTGAGAACTCTACACCTACAATGGTATTAGAGGTTAAGAATAGAATAGAGCAATCTATTGAGATTAATGAACCTAGAGTTACCGCTGTATCGGTTACAGTACAGTTTGAAGAAGATCGTAATGAGTTAAATTGTAAAGTACAGTATTTGATATTAGGAATATCGCCTAAGTTTGATGACATCACTATAGCATTTAAACCATAATGGCATTTAATCAAGTCAATGCCCTTGAATTTAACCAAATCAAGGCACAAATCAAAGAATATCTAAGATCACAGTCTCAATTTAGTGATTATGACTTTGAGGGATCGTCTTTGACGGTGCTTATTGACGCATTAGCGTATAATACTTACTATACAAGTGTAAATGCCAACCTTGCGGTCAATGAAGGGTTCCTAGAGACGGCAGTTTTACGTGAAAACGTCGTAAAACTTGCTCGAATGATTGGTTATACACCAAAATCAGCACGTTCTGCACGCACAACAGTAAATATTTCAGTTCAAACCGCATTTCCTTACCCAAAATCAGTCACAATGGCTGCAGGATTGGTTCTAAACTTCACTGGATTGGATAATAACAACTTTGTTTTCTCAATTCCTAGTGATATTACGCAATCTGTAGACAGTTTGACAGGAATTGCAGCGTTTAATGACACAGTTTTGTATGAAGGATTATATTTAACAGATACTTTTGTAAAAAATACAGCAGAAAGACAGAGATTTATACTTACAAACGACAGAGTTGACACAACTTCTATGATTGTACAGGTAACTTCTGGTACAGTTACAGAAAAATACTTGCAAGCAACAGACATTACTAAGATAGATGCTGATTCTAAAGTATTTTTCTTAGAAGAAAGTGAATATCAGATACCAGAAATACTATTTGGTGATGGTGTTGTGGGAAAAGCACTAGCAAATGGAGATGTAGTTACTGTAAAATATACAACCTCTGGAGGAATAGGAGCAAATGGACTAAAAGTTTTTGAGAATATTGGAACTTTTAGAGACAATTTGAATAATGCAATTACTTCGGGCATTACAATTACCGCAACTTCGTTTCCTGATGGTGGATCAGAACCAGAAACTACGGAAGCAATCAAATTTTCTGCACCTAAATTCTATTCTGCGTTCGGAAGAGCAGTTTCTACACGGGATTATGAAGCAATAATACCTCAAATCTATCCAAACGTTGCATCTATCGCATGTTATGGTGGAGAAGAAGCGGAACCTCCCGAATTTGGTAAGGTATTTTTGGCAATCAAACCAAGAAATGCTGATAAACTATCACTTTCTGAGAAAAATTCTGTTTTAAAGAAGCTCAGAGAGTATTCTGTAGCTGCAATTCAACCAACAATCATTGATCCATCCATTTTATACGTAGATTTGACAAGTTTTGTCTACTACAATCCCAATATTACACGTAAAAGTCCCGAAGAACTTAAAAATTTGATCATTACTACGCTAACAGTATTAAATTCTAGCGGTGAGTTCAATAAATTTGGCGGTAAATTCAAATATTCTAAGATTCAGAACATTATTGATGATGCAGAAAGGTCAATTACCTCAAACATCACTCGTATTTCAATGAGAAAAAACATAACAGTTGATTTAAACACACGTGTTAACTACAAAATCTGTTATGGTAACAGAATTAACCAACAAACTACTACAAATCCCGCAGTAATTTCTAGTGGATTCAAAATTGTAGGAGATGACATCAACACTTACTATCTAAATGACGATGGTAGCGGTACACTTAGACTCTATTACGTTAAAGGAACTGGTGAGTTTGAATATGTTGATGGATTATGGGGAACTGTAGATTATGATATGGGAGAGATTGTAATTAATGACTTGATTATACAATCTACTAATGTAGCAAATGATACATTACAAATTAAAGCTACTCCAAAGTCAAATGACTTAGTTTCTTTGAGAGAAACGTATATTACTATGGGTATAGATAACTCAGTGATTACTGTAGTAGAAGATACTATCAGTAGTGGTTCAAACTTATCTGGAACAGGAGTTATTCCAGAATCTAGCTACTAATCGAATATGACCATTAGTTCTTGGAGAGTTGGATCGTGGACAACACCGACTACAACGGTTACACAACCACCTGTACCGTCGGAAGTCAGTCCAGAGTCAAGATCCAAAATATCAACGCATATCGCAGGACAATTCCCTAGTTTTATAAGGGAACAGTTTCCTACGTTCATTGATTTTGTCAAGGAATACTATAAATCACAAGAATTAAAGGGATATTGCTTCGACATAATCCAAAACTGGTCAGATTATTATAATATTGACAATTATGGAGAGTTAGTTACTACTACAACGTTAATTTCTGCTGTTACAACCTCTTCAACAACTATTGACGTTGAATCTACACGTGATTTTCCGTCAGAAGGACTTTTATTGATAGATGATGAGATAATTTACTACCAAAGTAAGGGTGCAACCCTATTTCAGACCTGTTCAAGAGGATTTAACGCTGTAAAGGCAGTAGGAATTGAAGGAGAGTATAAATTTGAGTCTACAACCGCTGCAACACACGCTCTAGGCACCGAAGTTGTTAATTTGAACAATATTTTCCCGCTTTACATGCTCGGAAAGTTCAAAGAGCAGTTTTTAGCAACATATCCAAAGAATTTTGCGGATGGTGTTACAGAAAGTACAATAATTAAGAGGATTAAAGATTTTTACTCCTCAAAAGGAACAGGAAGGTCATTCCAGTTTGTTATAAGGACACTTTTTGGTGTTGAGTCTCAAGTGTCTTATCCTAGAGAGAGAATATTCAAACCTAGTGACGCATTTTACACTTCTAGAGAAATTATCCGTGCAGTTGCTGTTTCTGGCAACCCAATTGATCTTGTTGGGCAAGTTTTGTATCAAGATGACGATCCTAACGATCCAAATGTCTCTGCAGCAAGAATTTACGTAAAAGGAGTTGTAGAAGTCTTTACTCCAAGCGGAGCGATCTTTGAAATTGATGTAGATACAAATAATTCACTAGGTTCATTCGTAACTCCGTATAAAACAGTCTTATCGCAAGATTTAGGTGCTAATTTAACTGATACTACAGTTACAGTTGATTCTACACTTGGATGGCCTGAATTAAATGGTAAATTTAGGATAGAAGACGAAATAATCAGTTATACTGATAAAACGGTTACACAATTCCTTGGATGTAGTCGTGCAAGAGAAAATACAAGCAATGTAGCACATGATGCAGGACAGGAAGTGTTTGCTGCGTTCAAAATTTATGGATATTCAAATATAGATGGTTCTGAGATACAATTAAAGGTATTTGGTGGAACTAGAGGAGTTACTCTTAAAAGTGGTGGAAAATACTACTTACCAGACTCAAAAGTCACTACTCCCGCTGCACCAGGTTTTGATAGTCTTGATCCTATATGGGATTCGTTTATATACAATGTTAGACGTGCTCTCAGAGGCGACTCAGCGACCCTAGGACAGGTAGAAACTGATGGATCGGTAAGATGCACAGTAACGACAAAAGAGAAGCATAGATTAGTCAGAGATGACACTATTAGAATATTAAATGCTCCAGAGGACATTTACAACAATAATCACATCGTAATTGGTATTGTTGACGACTTTACTTTTGAGTTTATTTTTTCATCATCTCCTGCGTTTGGTATTTCTGGATATGAGTTTTATATTGCTAGAGAATTTGCTTTTGGTAGGTCTGATGACAATTCTATCAATATAGCAGTATCTGGAACTACAGGAGACGTTCAGAATTCATATAAGTCAACTGATGATGCAATAGTCGCTAGTACAGGTATACCAACACATAAGATAGGACCTTTTGCTGCTACAGACCTAGATCCTGGCAACCAAAGGTATCTAAAACGTATTCCTCTTGTACCAAGCATTAAATCGGAAAAAACTGCAACTCCAGTAGGTCAAATTGCTATTGGTGCAAATGGTGTCCCATTATTCTCATATAAGTCTGAAAATAAGAAAAAGTTTGGTGGTATCAGAACTATCGAAAGAATAAATGGTGGATCTGGTTATGACATCACAAACCCACCAACTGTAGAGTTTGAACCAACATATCAACTAAACACAACATATGCGGGATTAACTAGAGTTCAATATAACGGAAATAGGTATCAAGCAGTCAATGCGGGTAAATCTTCCGCAACTCAATACCCAGTTCACACTATAGGTCAAGTATTGGTCGGAGAGATTGAGTGGTTGTATGAAGGAAGCACCGCATCTGCAGATGTTACTATTACAGGTTCCGTAACTTCTATCAACGTTACTAGCGGAGGAAGCGGATATACCTCAGAACCTATTGTATCAATTGTGGGTGGTGGAGCAATAAGCGGACAACAAGCGTTTGCTACCGCACAAATTACGGATGGTTCCGTAACTGGTATTAATATTGTTAGTGGAGGAAGCGGATATACAAGTGTTCCTACTGTATCAATAACTGGTGGTGGTGGATCTGGTGCAACTGGATCCGCAATCTGTAGAGGTCCTATTGATAGTATTAACATAACTAACGCAGGAACGCAGTATACTTACGAACCAACTATCAACCTAATCAGTGGTAGTGGTGCTGTTGCGTATCCATCAATTATTAATGGGAAGATAGAGAGTATAATTGTTACATTTGGTGGTAGTGCATACTTTGGTCCTCCTGATGTTATCATTACAGGTGACGGAGTTGGTGCAACTGCATTTGCTACAGTTGACTTATCCACAAATATTGTTACTTCTATTACTGTATCAAGTAAAGGTATTGGATATACAGCGGGTGCTACAAGAGTTGATATTGTATATCCTGGCTCAGGTGCTATATTCCAAACTAGACTTACGGAACTATCCATAAACGAAGCAGCAACTGGAGAAGAATTAGGCAGTAATACATTTGTATCACCCAAAACAACAGATCCATACGGAGGAGCATGTGTTCAAGGTGAGAACTATTTGATTTATGGCGGGGAGTATGGATATCTTTATAACCCTAAGCAAATTAGATTCTTACTTAAGGATAGTATTGGACTTGATGTTAACGGTGTATTACAAGAATTACCTCCTACTATACACTCTCCTATTATTGGTTGGGCGTATGATGGACATCCTGTTTACGGACCTTATGGATATGAAGATCCAGAAAACAAAGCACCATTTAACTCATACAAACGTATTCGTAGTAGTTACAGAGTAATTACAGCAAGAGCGTCTATTCTAAGCGGTCTTACAGACCCTCTAGGGACTTATATTGAAGATTATGAGTATGTGGAGGGTTTAGGTGATTTAGACCGTTATAATGGCAGATTCTGCGTTACTCCAGAATATCCAAATGGTATATACGCTTACTTTACAACAATTACAGGTACAGATGGTCATCCCGCATTTCCATACTTTATAGGACCTAATTTCTATGGTGAAGCAGATGCTGTAAACTGGAATGGTAATGGACTACAGAAAAACTTTACAGAAGACGCAATACGTTACAGAGCTCCATTTGTGGGTGTTGACAATATTGTTGCAAAAAGAAAACAACTAGACAATAAAATTGATTTCTTCCTTGCATTAGAAGACAGTACAACTCTCATTGTTATGGAAACAGGAGAGACACTTACATATATCGAAGATGGTATTGGATATTATAGTTACTATCCATTTGTAAGAGGTGGACAAGCGGATTCTTTAGTTGTCTCCGCAACTAACAAATATTCCTCAGCTGGTGTTGATCAATATCTTGTAGAAGGTGGTGGTAAAGAGTATAAGGTAAATGATAGGTTAGAATTTGATAATACTGGAACTGGAGGAGAAGGTGTAAGTGCCACTGTTGCACAAGTTGAGGGTATAGCGGTATCTGGTCTCTCCAATGTTTATGCAGCAGCTGCAACAGCGGGTAATGATTTATACTACGGAAACGTTACATGTGACGCATCACATTTTTTACAAGTAGGTGATAGTGTTGTAATTTCCGTAACTGATAACTCATATACTAGAACATTTAAGACTAAAGTTATTAATGGCAATTACCATTTTAATTATTTTGATCTTAATAGCATGAGGATTACTGATGCTTGGGCGTCAGGAACAGCATACAACACTGGTGATTTAGTATACGTTGCTAATAGAGTGTATGAAGCTCAGCATCCCGCAGGAACCTCTGGTGCAAGTGCACTTACACACACATCAGGTACAGCATCTGATGGTAACGTATCATGGAAGTATCTTAGAATACGCACAGATGGTAATTTATTCCAAGGTGGATGGACTACAAACTCAGCAGGATCTGGTTATTCAAATGGCACATATGAGAATGTCCCACTTAAAAATACTTCTAGTGATGGACTAGGAGCAAAGGCAACTATTATTGTATCTGGCAATTCTGTAGCATCTGTCACTATCACAAATTTTGGATATGGTTATGACATTGGAGATACTATTACAATAGATGATGTTAACATTGGAAACAATGGTGGTTCTGGATTCCAGATTACTTTAACCAAGGTACAAAGAGAAGTTCAATGTAAAACAAGTTTAGCACACCAACTTGCTGTAGGAGATCTTGTTAATATCTCAGGAGTTGATCCTGTGGGTTACAACAAAGCAAATTATGTTGTTGAAAGAATAGATACTCTCAATAGATTTACTGTTAAGAGAGACTTTGCTACAATTGCTGTAGCAAATGTTACAACAGGAAATAGTGGAGGTGCTGCAGAGGTCAATATTAATGAACCAAACTTAGATCTTATAAATGGACACTCATATATTTTTGATACCTCACATGCAAGCAACGCTAATAAAGTATTATCATTTACATTAGATCCAAGTAATACAGATATATTAACTTACAAAAATGTTATTGATGAAGTTAGAGATACAATAACAAATGAGCAAGACTCAATAACTCTTAAAATGGTAGATTTGCCTGGCATATTCTACTATCATGATATAAAACACGATATTGTATCACCACGAACATATACGGTCACTGTTCAAGCAAAAACAGCATCGCATCCATATAACGGTTATGGATCTGGTAATGGGTATTACATTTCTGGAGATAAGTATGGATCTGTAACTGAGTCTCCTATACTTACAATGTCTCGTGGATTGACATATACATTTAATCAAACCGCTGCATCCAATAGCAGTCATGCAATTTATTTTTCAGAAAATGAAGATGCATACGGTGGCACACTCAGATATGAGACTGGTGTTGTTTATAAAATTAATGATGTTGCAGTATCTTGGTCAGATTACAATTCTCAATTTGGTTTAAGCAGCACATTAAGTCGTAGCGTAGAGATAACTCCTTCAGCAAACTCTCCAGATACATTATACTATGTTTGCCAGAACCATCTTGCAATGGGTAATACAATTAGTATAAAGAGTGATGTATCAAACAGTAGATTTTTCAATGTCATCAACGATCCGATATTGGGAACTCATACCATCGTATCTAAAACAGATACTGCCTTTACTTACCAAGTAGCAGTTGCTCCTGAGTCTGGTTATGTTACAGGTATATCATACTCTACAAATTCAATATACCCAGCTGGCGGTATTGCAACAATAACAATTGGTGACCAAGGTAGAAACTATCAATCATTACCTAAATTAAGTGGATCTAGTCGTTCTGGTTCTGGTGCAACTGCAGTTGCAACAATATCTGGTGGATTGTCAAATGTTTCTGTAACAAATATTGGATCTGGATATAATCAAGGTATACCTCCTACTTGTGTTGTAACATTACCAGATTTTATTGATATAACACTAGAAAACGTATTGGGTAATTTCTTACCAGAAGAAATTGTTATTAGTAAAGAGAAAATAGACAACAGCACCGCTAGAGGAAAAGTTATCTCTTGGAACCCAATTACATCAGTATTAAGAATACAACCATTACAGAATACAAGAACAGGTGCAGGACAGAAAGGTTATATTATGTTCAACTCAGGAACCTCATATAGTATCAATCCATCTCAGATTGACGCGGTAGGATATGCTGATCATTTTGAGTTCGCATCACACAATGCTAAAACTGGAGATCCAGTATTATATGTCTCAGCTGAGACAGCTGCAGTCAGCAATATGACAGTAGGACAAACATACTACATTATTGATGTGGGTGACTCTAATCGTGTTAAGTTAGCAGAAACACCACAACTTGCAGAAGCAGGAACCGCAATTACTATAACCAATTCTGGAACTGATACTCAAGAGTTTCTTCTTAGGTCTAGAATATACACAGGTGGTAGTACAGTCGCAGTTATTAATTCTTTATCAGGAACACAAGCAGCAGTGACACCTGTAATATCTGGTCTTGGTAAAGTGACAGAGGTAAATGTCAATACTGCAGGAACAAACTATAGATCAGCACCTAACGTTATATTTGATGACCCTTATTTTGGAACAATCTCAACTGTCTCAATACAGTCTCAAACTGCGACAGCATATACAGCATCACAAACATTCACAGGAGTTACTCAAAAATCTATTGCAGGAACAAGTGCAACAGGTGCTGAATTTACTTTTGTAATTAATCCTTCTGGAACTATCACGACTGTAACAGTTACTAATGGTGGAACTGCATACAATATCGGAGATGATATTACAATATCAGGAGCAGATCTAGGTGGAACTGATGGAACACATGATGTGATTCTAGATCTAACATCCATGATATTCTCAGATGTTGTCTCAACTGCGACTCTATTAGACGCATCTATTGATAGTGTTACCGTTACAAACGGTGGATCTGGTTATCTATCTGCACCAACTATTACCGCACAAGGTGGTAATGGTATCAATGCAGAGTTAAATGCAATAATTATAAATCAAGGTGTAAGCAATATAGAAATAGGTGCAGCAGGACAGCAATTCCAAAGTGCACCAATTGTTAATATAGAACAAAAAGCAGGAACTGGTGCATCTTTATTACTTAAGTCATCTGATTTAGGACAAATACTTAAAATTAGTGGTGACAATATTACATTTAACTATAGTCATGATAGAACATTAAAACCACAATTAAACACAACATACAATCTACAATTAATTAGAACACAAATTATAGATTACTTTGATGTAGTAAATGGTGGTGCTAATTTTGTATCACAACCAGAAATACTTCTTGAAGGTGGTCAAGGTTCTTTATTTGAATTAGAACCACTCATTCTTAATGAAGTTATACAGTCAGTAATTGTCAATAATCCTGGCAGAGGATTTACATCTGCACCAACAGTAAAAGCAAGAGTAGCTCATAGTTTTGTTGCTCTTAACTCTAACAGCACATTTAACTTCCCATACAATGCAAAGATACCAACTGGAACTAAAGTAAATCTAGTTCAAGTATCTGGAATATTACCTCCTCCATTTGTAGAAGGTACAACTTACTATGCTGTTGCTGCAACCACTGCAAATGGATTAGCAAATAATCAGATCAAACTTGCAACTAGTCTTGCTAATGCAAATACTGAGACTACTATAGCAATGACAGGACCTCCACTAGGAGATCCTCTAACTGGACAAAGTGTATACCAATTACAAACTACAGATTTAGGTGATAGTATAATTGCATATATGAAACCCGCTACATTCTCTATTGGTGAAAGAATCTATCAAGGTGCTTCTACAACATCATACACTGCATATGGTATTATTAAAAATTGGGACGCTAGTGGTAGAGTAGTAAGTGTAGAACTTATAGAAGGTGACTTTGTAGTTGGTGAACCTGTATTTGGTGAGGAGTCTGCTGCGTTTGGTCAAATACATGCGTTTGATAGAGCAGATGCTAATTTTATTGTATCACCTATTAGTACATCTGCAGCTACTTGGGAAAAGACAACTGGATTCTTAGATCTTAATGAACAGCGTGTATATGATAGTGATAGATTCCAAGAGTTCTCATATGATATATCTTCATCAGTCAATATTACCGATTGGAAAAATCCTCTTAAATTTGCTGCACACCCTGCAGGATTTAAGGTAGTTGGCACACAAGTATTAACTCAATCAGTCAAAAAAGATTATAGACCAAGATCTGTTTCTAACCAAAGTCCTAGCACTGATTATGATTGGTGGATACAACAAACAAATAGTGTAGGCACTACATTTAATGGAACTACATTCATAACTCCAAAACCATCTTCTAAGAGAACTGCTAAGTTAGCAACTATTAACAACTTTGCATTATCAAAACCAGATTATACTGCCTTAGTTCCAACAGAAGTTTCTATCTACGGAAAACAATTATTAGACGTTCAAAAGATCTTATCTTGCATCTCATATAAGATTGATGATGTTAGTGATAGAACATTAACCTTTGATGGATCTAGTGCCTCAATAGTAGATGGTGTAAATGATAGAATTACTATTACAAATCATGGTTTTGTAGCAAATCAATCAGTAACTTATACATCTGGTGGAGATAGATTCTTAGATGCTAGAGATTTGATTGTTAACAACATTGATTACATCATAGAAGAGAGTATTGGTTTCTTAACTGCAACTTATCCTAGTTTAAATTTAGATGCAACTCTTTTAGGAAAATGTGCAAGAGATACAAGACTTGTAGTTGCTGCATGGACTAATGATCTCAAGTATGGTGGTAATTACTTTAGTAGGGATGCTGCTGAACAGTATACTAATGGCACAAATGTGCAACATGTTCAAGGAGAAGAATCTGAGACTGTTGCGACATTCAATAAAGCAAGAGATCTATGTTTACTAGCAGTTACGAATGATCTTCCAGTTGGCACATATACAAATATAGTTCCCCAAACAGATTTAAGCATCACAAATGATGCAGGAGGGTGTACAGATGTTAAGAGTGCAATCAATACACTAGCAGGAATTGTTACAAATGCTATTAGTAACCCAACAGATGCATTACCAACACAAGATATTGGAAACTATCCAAATAACAGATACAATACTCCTATTGGTGGATTAACACATAACTCTAAGTATTACATTAGATACGTAGACGCTAATACAATTGAACTATCAACAACTGCGGGTGGTAATGCAATCGACTTAACTTCACAGGGAGGAGGAGTAGGGCATTCTTTAAGATGTTTTGTAGATGGCACTAACGATTCATTTAGATTACAAATTGATGGTGTAGATATTGATACTAAACTTGGCAAAACTGCTCAAAAAACACAATTACTATTATCAGTAAATGGTCTTATTGCAAATCCTGAGACATATACATTATCAAACAGTATTGTAACATTTGTTACACCTCCATTGTCTGAAACTAGAATTATTGCAATGTATTTTGATCGCTCATCTTATAGTGGTTCATTTGTATTAGATCAGATAGGAGACGAGATTAAGACATTTGGTACAGGTTTATCTGGAACAGGAACACATACATTTGTAAGTGGAGTTACCAATGCAATACAAGTTACAGGTGGTGCACAGGTTACTGCAGCATCTGGAACAACATATGATCCTCTGACTGGTTTATTAGAGATTGAAATTGGTTCTCATAGTTTGACTACAAGTAATACAATCACTATTGCAGATGGTGGAATAACATTTACTTGTGATGCCGATAATCATGCTTCTGAACATGCGTATCCAAGATCAGGGGATCCTGCATCTGGAAAAATTCTTGCTATTACTGCAACTACAGGATCAACAATTACTGTTAACGTAGGAATATCAAATGACGAACCAAACGAATTAACATCTGGCACAGGGTATAGTGATGGAGTATACTCAACAGTCTCACTTAAGAATCGACTTGGGACTGGAGTTGGTGCTACTGCTAATATTACAGTAATAGGTGGTAAGGTCACGAATGTTAAAAAAGTATCTGGTGGCAATGGGTATAATAATACAGATGTATTAGGAATAACTGATATTCACAATAGAGGTAATTCTCCTTTAGATGGTGATTTTAATATTGGTGGTGAGCAATTAGTTAAGCAATTTATTCCTACAAATGGAACATATAATCCTTCTACTGGTGACATGGTATTAACCATAGGATCTGGTCATGGATTATCAGCACCTACTACACATACTCCTACCACTGCGACATATGATCCTAATACAGGTCTAATGGTTGTGACTATCGCTAATCATGGACGTGTCAATGGCGATCA